CATGTAACTCCTCCATTCCAAAGTAATAAATTTGGTTTTATTTCAATATCTAAATATAGTGTTTGTCGTCGAAATATTAGAACTATATATTGTATCAAATTGTAATAGATCCGTATAAATTAAATTCAACTCAAACTACCATATTTTCTAATTCCATAAAATGTATAAAATGCCATGTAATAAAAACGAACTAAATAATTTGCTCCAGAAAAACTAGAACTTGGTGTTGTATATAAAAATATATTAGGAGAAGCTGTGATTGTTCCCGCTGCATTATATACATATGATTGTCTTTGAACATAATATTGCGAAGGAGTTCCTTTTGCTAATTTATTAGGTAAAGCTGAATAAGTTGATCTACCTATTTTGTCTATAGCTGTATCTACAGGAGCTGTAGTTGTTGAATTATTTCTTACATAAGCTTCTAATATGTCGCTTATATCAGTTGGAAAATTTGTATTATCCGCAGTATAATTATATTCTGGCTGTCCTTCTACTAAAGGAATGCTAGCTAATTTAATTTTCCAAAGATTAACTCCTCGATTGCCCCATTCGGACAATAAAATATTTAATGAACGCCTAGCACTTCTTAATTGATATCCTGTTCGAGTTCCACGTACATTCGTTCTTTCGTACGCTTCTTCAATAATCTCATCAATTGAAGGGTTAAAGGCTGAAGTTCCCGAAGTAGCCATTTATCCTCCTTACGCGCCAGTGATTGTTAATGTAACGCTTCCATCTACTCCACCTGTCTGAGTTAAAGTAGCACAAACACCAGTTTTAAATAAGATACCCGAGCCAGGAATATAGATTTGTATGCCTTCTGTTTCCCATCTATAAGTAGCTTTTAAATTACCTGCTGCTACATCTGATGCATTATCAACATCATGCAAAAGTAAAACAGAACCTGCTTCTCCTCTGCCTTGAATAGAGGTAACTCTACTTCTAGCCCCTCGTAGTACTGTTGCACTAACTGTAGCTGTATTTAAGGTTGTTTGGTCACTTGTAAATGATCCGCCGCCTGCCATAATTTATCTCCTTAATTGTGAGCTCCCGAAGGAGCTCACCTTATTTTATTTATTTATTTATTAACTCCACGCCGCAGCGCCTGTGTCAAATGTAGCGCCATTAGCGAAATCATAAGCAAAATCCCAAGTGCCTTTTTCATAGCACGTGAAATAGATAAAACACCCATGAGTTAAACTATTAGTTGCTGCCGCCGCAGGTGTATACGTTAATATCGTTTCACTTGCTGCAGACGTATCTATAGTTGATGCTGCTCCAGCGGTTCTACTTTCCACTTTTGAACCAGTTCTATAAACATCACTTCCTGCACATGTAAAAGTAAGAGCAAGTACTCCACCATTTGTGTCATCTGTTTGGTAATGTACTACTATAGTTCCTACCGTAGCTGCAGGTAAAGTAACCGCTTGTACTACATCTCCGTCATAGTCATTAACTGTGATTGTATTAGCCGCATAAGTTAATGATGTTGCTGTTGCAACAGTAGTAGCAGTTAGACTAGTAAGATCTGGTTTTAGTCCCAGAGTTCTTGCAGTATAAGCTCCTGTTGAAGTGTTTTTATTGACTTGTTGAAATCCTTTTTCGGATCTAACCGAGCCATTAAACGTTGTTGTTGCCATTTTATAATCCTCCTAGATTATGGGATATCGTCTCTAGGCCGTCGACTATACGCGTCTAGATCTAATAAATAATTGTATAGTATTTTTTTTATAACGTTTTTTTAAATAGAGCGCAAGGTATCTTTTTTCTTTTTACCAAAAATATCTATCCAGTTATCCTTATACTTCTGAGTCGCAGGCCTGGATTTTCCGTCCCATTGTCTATTTTTGTTTAAATTTTTAAGCTTCTTTTCAGCGTTTTTGCGATAACCATCACTATGTTCTTCTTGAAAAGCTTTGCTTTGATAGTCTGTCATCTAATAATTTCTAATATATAATCCAAATTTAAATTTAGTGCAAGGAACCCCTAGGAAAAAATTGATTTTTGATAGCGCTTAAGTGGCTATCGAAACTTGAGCCTTGGATTCATCTACTTTATTAAGACGAGTAGATTCTTCAAACTCTTTGGCAATGATTTCTTTAACAATTCCCTGAATTTTTTTGTCAATATAGGACATATTTATATTATATTTGCCCTCCTTCAGGTGCTCCTGTTGCCATTCTAACTCCAAGGACCGTTTTGTATTGTATAGGTCTTGTGTCATTTATAACCTCCTCATAGGCTATTCGACGGGTGTCTCTTCTAAACATTCCCGTTGATTCCCACTTTATACTCTTTTCTCCTAATTTGTCAAGGATAGATTGTTCAATAGATTCAGGATTATCCTCCGCTAAAACTTCAAATTTAGCGTGATAATCGTAAGCCCATATCTGTACTAGGAATTTTTTAAGCATTTCTTACCTTATTTGCAAAATGTGGCGGAACTATGTTCCGCCACAAATTTATTTTGGATTACGCACCTTCAACGCCGAAGATACCTCTATAGTCGGATACTCCAAACGAGTATCTTTCTCTAGCTTTGTATCTAACGTTGCCAGTATCGAAATCACCTTCCATAGCAGTTTTTAAAGCTGCTCTTTGGAACATTTTCATACCGTTAGGGACATCAGTAATGATGTACCAACTGTCTGTGTCAGTTAAGAAATTGTTCACTCTATAACCTTGAGGAACCATTCCCATAGACGCGACGGCGTTGATATCATTATCTGCTGTTCCAGTTCTGCCTGGAGATTTCATTAATCTCTCAGCATTGAACTGATTAGCTGAAGGAATGACCATTTTCATTCCTCTTGATGCGACTCTGATTCCACGTTCATCAGTCATGCCAGCAATGTCAATCAATGCTTGCTCTAATGATGTTTCGTTTAAGTCTGCTTGCGTTGTTAAAGTATTTTTAACTACTGTTCCACTAACCGTTGGGTGGTTAGTTGAAAATAGAGAAACCGCATCACCAGAATCAAAATTATCCGTTGAAGGAAGACCTTGAATCAAAGGTGTTACTGCTTTTACTTGTTTCGCATTAGACATAGATCTTGCTAAAGCTTTTGTATATCTAGACGCAAGTCTGTCATACAAATTGTCTTCAATAGCTTCTTCAGTTATTGAGAACGCTAAAGCAATAGTGTCGTGTGTGTAACGTGCAGTGTAAGTTTCTTGCGCTTCATCGTATGATACGCCTGATCCTTCCACTTTAACGTTTGCGTTTGCAAAACCACTTAACATTACTTCCTCTTCGAAAGCTCTGTCTGATGATTCTGTTGTATAAATTTCAGCGTGCTGATTTTCATACTGTTTGTACTCCAGGCCGAATAGTGCATTCAAACCTGGTTCTAGTTCTTTCACTAGCTGTGCTCGTGATATTGCCATGTTATTATGCTCCTATGTGCCAGATCCGACAAATTCGGACAAGTTAGAAACAACTTCTAGAGAACAATAAGCTGCTGTAAGGTCGTTGTTTTCAACTTCCTCAGCACTTCTTAATAATCTCCAAGAGTGTGTTGTTGCATGTGTTGCTCCGATGTCAAGAGTTGTTGTTGATTTACCTGTTGTAGTATTTCCACCTGTATTTGCATACACGGAGAAAGTTTCCATAAACTTCACGTGAGCTGCAGGAACATGAACTGCTACTACGCCATCTGAAGCTATAGTATACTTCTGGAAAGGGTTATCATTAACAAACGCTTGTGTGTCTTCACTGTTTGCTGGAGTAATTGTTGCATCGTACCAATGCGCCCAAGTGGGTTTATTAGTAGAAGCTGCTGTATAGTAGATTCCGTAAAGAACACCTATAGTCGTAACTGTAGTTGCACTTTCACCAGTAATCATATAACCTGCTGACGATTTCATCGCCATGCCGTTAAAAAGATCAACTGATGCTGCGGAAGCAATCCAGTACTGAGATAGACCTTGAGTCGCAGGTGTATTACCTAGCGTTCCATTTGGTCTGAACCCAAAACCGGCTGAGTTTCTATTAGCCATGTTATTACTCCTTAATGTTTACATAAATGTAAACGGGTTGATTTAAATCGATGAGTAGGAATAGTTAAAAAATTAGGCGACCCTGCT